CTTAACTTCTACATCTTTCGTCCTGACTTCAAACAGGCATGGCGTATCAAGGACACACTATTAACACAGGGTAGCCTCAAGGAAGCCAAGGGACGGTACATCCAGAAGGGTGAGAAGTTCTTTCACATCCCATACACAAAAGCAGAGTTGGTTAAACTATGAGCAATGAACCGCCCAAGAAACAAACCCGTACTCGACGTAAGACAGCATACAAGGGGGCAGCTTCTAAACCTGTATCGGGTATTGTACCTAAGACAGACAACCAAGACAAACTTATAAAGGCTATCAAGTCTAGTAAACAGGTTCTGATCCTTGGCCCTGCTGGTACAGGTAAGACATATGTTACTGCTACCTGTGCAGCTGACCAGTACACCCTGAAAGAGATCGACAAGATTGTTATCACTCGCCCCCATGTAGCCGTAGGCAAGGACATTGGCTACCTACCTGGCACACTAGAGGAGAAGGCACAGCCTTGGGCATTACCTGTACTGGATGTCCTAGTTAAACACCTTAGCAAGGGTGCTGTAGACACAGCCCTGAAGTCTGGTAACATTGAGGTAGCTACCTTAGCCCTCATGAGGGGACGTAGCTTTGACAATGCCTTCATCATTGTAGACGAAGCCCAGAACATTGAGATACCAGAGATCAAGATGTTGCTGACACGAGTAGGCGAGGGATCAACCATTGTACTTAACGGTGACATCCAACAGTCAGACCTCAAGGGTACGTCAGGTCTAGCTAAGATCATTCACCTAGCCAAGAAGCACATGCTTGATGTACCTGTTGTTGAGTTTGGTCTTGACGACATTGTACGTAGTGGTATATGTGCTGAGTGGGTAAAAGTATTTATGAAAGAGGGCCTATGAAGATGCATGAGTATGACGAAGACAAGGGTAGTCCTGTCGATCCAGTTAACAAACCTGCTCACTACGGTGACGGTGAGATTGAGTGCATTGACTACATGAAGGACAACATGGATCACATGATGTTCATGGGTTACCTAGAGGGCAATGCTAAGAAGTACATGCACCGTTACCGTTACAAGTGTAAGCCACTAGAGGACTTGAAGAAGGCCCGTTGGTATCTAGACCGTCTTATCAGTGAGATGGAAGGACAGTAGGAATACCTTCTCTTAGCTCAACTGGACAGAGCAAGTCACTTCTAATGACTAGGTTGTAGGTTCGAGTCCTACAGAGAAGGCCAAACAAAAGCCCCCTTGGATTTCTCCTTGGGGGCTTACTTTATTTCTTTTTCATTGGTTTCTTTTTTACCATAACGACAGGCTTCTTCTTTGCACCTTTGCCGTATGGCATCTTCTTACCGTTCTTCATTGGCATATTACTTCTTCTTCCTTTTCTCTGCTACAGCACCTTTTAGCAGTTTAGACTGAGCACCATATGTATAAATATTACCTTTCCTTGCTCCGTGCATAGTGTTCATTTGGCCTGAAATGGATGATGTGGACCCTAATGCCCCAGAACGGCGAATGATTGAACCATCAGCACTTAAAGCTGATCCTCTCCTATTAGCTACGTTGGACGCCTGAAATGCTCTTAACTTACTGTTGTTGAGAGGTGTTTGTTTCTTCTTACCTGCCATATTACTTCTTCCTTTTCTTTCCTGATGATGTTGTAGACCACTTAACTTTCTTTGGTCCTGTCTTTTTAGCAGCTTCCTTCTTAGAGATACTAGCAGCTACTGCCTTTGGCCTACAAGCAGGGTAAGGTCTCTTACTACCCTTTGCACTCTTACGACCACACGGTTTACCAGTCTTTACGTCTGTCCACTGTTCACCGAACCACTTACCTAGTCCACCCTTAGCCATTACTTCTTCACCTTGTTAGCTTTAGTGCCTTTGTACTTGCCGCCAGCCTTCTTGTACTCTTTAGTGAGCCAGGCTGAAGCATAAGCACTAGGCCACACATCAAACTTACGTTTAGCTTGAGCCTTCTTACGGGAATATAGGGCCTTGTTGGTTGGGGTTGGGCTAGACATGTTAATCCTTTACTTATTGAAGGCATCATTCAACAGAATGATTTCCAATTTCTGCACCTGTAGGGTTAGCTCATGAGTTGTAGAGATGTTCCAACCTAGCAGTGCTAGTAAGGCTGCAAACAATCCACCAAGTAATGCTTTGCTTTCCATGTTGTCACCACTTTACTTTGTTAGCCCAGTATGCAGCTGACATCTTGCCCTTAGCAATGTTCTTAGCATGACGAGCTTTGAATGCTTTGTTCCTAGCTGATCCGTCAGGGCTACCCTTGACACCCTTCTGTCCGAAACGGATGGTCTTAATCTTACCACCTTCTTTAGCTACGACAACATGAGACTTAGTGGCGTGACTTGGGGTAGCCTTAGGTTTGTTGAAACCTGATACACCTGCACGTTCTAGTCGTGGGTCTTTCTTACTTGGCACGGTCATTCTCCATCATGTTCTTAATAGCCTTAATGTTCTCATCAATACGGCCCATAGCCACAGCTTGTGATTGGACACTTGCCTCAAGAGCAATCAAACGTGTCTCGTGGCGTACAAGCTCTCTTGTGTTACTCTCAATCTCACTGTCCAGTGAAGCCACAAACCATACAAGGGCTATAGTCTGACCAACGATTGCCAGTATAAAGGTCAGGGGTACAGACTTACTTAAATGCCATTCAGTTTCATTTGCCACAGGCTGCTCTCCATCTAGCTGAGTAGTTGTCTACTTCTATTATAGTTTGTGTTGTATCATCCTCTGATACAGTTGGTAGTGGTATGCTACACAGAGCCTCAACGGAGTTGATCGTTGTCCCGCAACCTGTCAAGAGCAGCATCCCGATCAGTGTTAATTTCAACGGCATCAATCTTCTCCCTTGTTTCTTTGTAGCCTTCTAGGTCTTTGACCTTCTGCTTTTGTTTCTGTGTCTGCTTACCGTAGAAGTACACCCCGACGAGGACACCCATACCTGCAAGCAGACCAGATACCATACGACCTAGCTTAGATGTCAGTAAACCTAACATTACTCAACCTTTTTAACGAATGCTTTGTCACCCGACCCGACTACAACCTCTTCACCCTTCTTAATGAGACCCTCTGCTACCGCAGCCTCAAACTCATCTAAGTCAGCTACAATAAATGTTTGTTCAGGGTCTACCCGAAGTGCTTGAAGAAGGTCTTGCAGCTCACGGCTATACGCAGGTGAGTTAATAACCCTTACAAGACCTTGGCCGCCAAATGAACCTCCCTCTGTTTTAGTTCGGTCCACCTCAACTTCTTCGGGTAAACCTGCCTCAGGTCTTGCTTGAGGACGTAAGGAAGTTGTAAGCCCTTCGACGGGTGTTGCTGTAGGTAAAAAGTTAGGGTCGTTGGCGGCACGGTAGATAGCCTGTGAGAGACCAGCTTCAGTGCCTACACCTGTAGCCCCATCAGGACGACGGTAACCTAGTAGACGATCCTTGTTGAAGGACTGCACACTTACGGAATCACCTTGGTTGCCACCCAAGATCAGGATGTTACCATCAGCATCGAACCCTTTAAAGAATCCTACATGACCCTGTGCAGGGTTATCTCCACGAGACAAGACTACAACATCACCCAGTTGTGGTGAGGTAATCTCAGTACCCCAATCAAGGAATGAACGTGCATTCAGAGCACCTGTACCGTCAAGCCCAGTCTTAGTTAGGACAGCATTAACGAAGGCCGCACACCAAGCTGTCTGTGATGGGTCAATTTCTACGCCCCCAGCTGACAGGAAGGTAGCAAGGACATCTTTCTGCTTGTTCTCATCAAGACCTAAGACACTCTCTGCTGTAGTGATAAGGTCAGCAGATGTTTGACCTGATAACTGACTTACATCAAAGGTGTCTGACTCACCTGTTGTGTCAGTACCTCGTAGGAGGTCGGTTTCACTTTGGTATGTTGTAGCTAGAACTTCAAGATTATTGAGTTTAGTATCAATCATCTTGATATTGTTAGACATCTTAGCTACTGTTTCAAACTCAATACGGAACATATCGGACAGGAAGTAAGGTGTACCTCCTACCATAATTGCAGCATCTAGGTTAGGGCCTCTGCCTGTTGTTTTAGGAAGTTTCAGGAATGCCTCAAGACCACCAGCTGCGGCAATCTTACCCTTCATCTCATTCCAACCAGCTTCACCTCCAACAAGACCTGCCGCATTACGATCAATAAGGTTGTTATTAAGCTGGAGCACACCTTCAGGCGAAGCAAGGACAAGTTGACCTTCCCCAACGCCAGCATTCAAACGGTTATTCAATTCGTTTACTTGACGGATACGTTCTGCTGCAAGGCCACCCTGTAGTACATCATTAGTCTGTGCAGCATTTGCAGGGTCGGTCCTGTAAACAGCCTCTAGGTTCTTTACCACCCCATTACTTGCAAACATAGACAGAAGTTTTTCACCTAGAATAAACTCATCACTCTGAGAGGCTACTGCATTGCCTACGATGTTCATGCTGTTGATCCAGCTGTTACGGGCCTCCGTGTTACCCAGAAGACGGTTAGGGTCTGTGGTCGTCCCAGCCTGTGACAACTTATCTACGACTTGTTGGTAGGCTTCAGGGTTCTCAGACACCTTAGGGATTTCCATTATAGAGGGGTTCTCCCCTGCTACAACAGACCTTTGAGGGGTAATGCTTGTGTCAAAAAAGTCAATTATAGGTTTGTCAGCTGTTTCCGCACCCTCTAGGATAGCAACAAGGGCGTCGGCTACCGACCCACTTTCCCCAGGTTCACCAAGGATATCCTTAAATTGTTCAGGCTTTTGTTCGTATAGTGATCGTGAAATCATGATTTCTAGTTGACCAAAACCTTGATTTTGGAGTGCAACCTGAATAGTATCTGCAAGAGCCTCAGTAGGAGTAGTGGTGACATTTTTACCAATGTCGTCAAGTAGGCCATTCATTTGTAGAATGACACCTCTAACCTCTGGATTACTTTCAAACTCTACATACTTACTAGCAATAAGATTGCTAACAGACAGCTGAAGTGAACGATATTCAGACTGCTCTATAACATTGTCTGCTGCAACACCTTTAACTGAATCAAGGAGTACTTGATAGTCAGCCTTGATATTTTCAAGAATAGGTGTAGTTTCAATAGGCAGACCTTTAATACGTCTCATATTTTGTACTTCTGTTTGATATTCTAGGAGGTTCTTCTCCTCTATCCTAGCAAGAAGTGCAGCATCAACAGCCTCAGGAGTAGCTACTACACCCTCTGCCTCAAGAGATGAGATAACTGAAGGGCGGAGACCTTTAGCCAAGTCAGACTGTAGTAGTTGGTTTTTATTAAACTCTTCAGGATCATCGTAAGAGAAAGCATCGAAGGGTGTACCAGAAATATTTTCGAACTGCTGTTTCAACGCCTCAGGTACGTCTAGTGAAGCAACTCTCTGGGCTGCTAGTCTAAGGTCTGCCTGTAACCGACTTGGAGCTACGTCACCAGACTCAGATAGTTGTTGAAGATTACTTAGCTCAGTAGAAAACTGCTCTAACTTAGCTTGATTATACGTGGGACCAGATGGTCTGGATGCTTGCTGCGACTTAAAGAAGCTAGAGGTAATGTCAGTTATTGCCCCGATAGCACTAGCAGTGGACCGATCTTCAACGGCCATCTCTGGTTGTACTTGAGTTTGTAGTGTTGGTTGAAAGATACCAGCCATTTTATTTCCTTACTTTGTAGTTTCAAGAAGCTGCTGTGCTTCTGTATACAAACCCATGCGACGAAGTTTCTGTACGTTTTCAAATGTAGTAGTGTTAGAGAAGCCATTGAAGACTTGAGTACGTAGTTTATCTAACTGCTCTGGTGGTAGCCCAGTCATAGTATCAATAGACATTTGAATACTTCTCATATACTGATTAGCTAACTGAGCATCCATGTCGTTGACAGCCCTCCAGTAACCATCAATTCTCTTATCTATTTCTTTTGAGTAAGCACGGAAGACCTTCCCCCCGTTAAAAAGAAGATCACGAGAATCGTATACCTGCTGAACTTCTTCAAGAGGGATACCTAATCCTGTGAAGAGAATGTCAAGGTTGTTAAACTTAAAGTCTACTACACCACCACTTTTAGACATGTACGCATTGTGGTTAATCATACCGATAACTTTAGCTACGTTATCAACGAACTTGAAGTTACGGAAAAGGTCTAGGACTTCTTCGTTTATTAGGACTGGGTCACCACGTTTCATAGCACCAAGAGCTTTAGCAAAGTCTACCAGAGTGTCGCCTGTTTTACCACCCCCAGCACCACTGAGTTGCTCAAAAAATCCTCCGTCACGATAGTTACGTAGGGTAGATACAACACCATCACCCA